TACCCACCTCGTCTTGATGTAGGCGGTACGAGGACGCCCAGCGCGTCTTAAGTGCTCCTCATCAAACGTGGGATCGCTCCCTCGCTTAAGGAAGAACTTAAGCAGGGCCTCTTTCCCATCGAGAGGATCTCGAGGAGAAGTAGAGGACACAACATGGGCCTTAACCAAAGGCCTATGGAGGTGCTCATCTTCCTTCTCGGCTAAATAACCAAGAAAGGAGAGACGACCCAGAGCAGAGCTAGTCGACTCCACTGGAGGGAAATACTGAAGAATCCCTTCAATTTTGTCGTCAAGCCACTTAGTGACTTTCCAGTTACCAAAAAGATACATTTGGTTTCTGAGAGAAACAAGTGACACTACCTCTGCTACTTGCTGCCGATGTGAAGGAAATACTCGGCGGACCTTGACAATAGAAACGTCTTGGCCCGCGTAGTACTCCTTCCCACAAGACTCCCGGAATGAACCATTCCAGAAGCTCTTGGAGCGACCAACACGAGCACCGTAGTGCTCAAGTAGGTCGACAACGGTATGCACACAATCTACAGGGACAACTAGATCATCCCCGTAGACACGCACCTTACCATAGTAAGGAAATAAATCCTTCTTATGGTAAAACCGGTGTCCTTGCTCTTTCTCTATAGCGAGGAATATAATGGTCAAAAAGACCATAGCCTCGAAAGGGAAACAAAGAGCCGAACCCATAGACGCGAACTTGGAGAGGGTGATTACACCCTCACCAGGAACAGAAGCCCGCTCAGACCGACAAGCAAAAACCGCCTTCTTAGAAAGAGGGTGGTTTAGCATGAGAGTCCTTACGAGCTTAGAAGATACCCTATCGGATGCCTCGCTAAGATCTAGCGTGGCAAGGTCCCTAGTTAGGGAACCCTCTTGTGCCAAGAGCTGGTTAGGCTCCTGGGACTGAGTGCCGATAAATTCATTCAAGAAACTTGAATGAATCTTTTGCATCAAAACCTCGAGTATCCCCTGCTGTACATATTGCATAGCAGAGGGCTCGATGGCGATGATGCGGGGCGTCTTCTGCGTCTTAGGAACGGAGATAACCCTAGAGGGCATCTCCGAACCGGGTTCGTGGAATTCGACACCGTCTACCGAATAATCCTCAGAAATGAAGGATGCATTCGGATAAAGGAAGTCTCCAACATGGAAAACCTCCTCTAGACGGTCGGTCCAGTACTGGCTTCGATACTTACCATTACTAGTAAGTCTCTCAGCAACAGCACCTGGACCGTGACGAGGAACTATTCTTTCCTCAAAGATCTCACGATCTAAGAATGAGAATAGATCACCGAAAATAAGTTGAGCCATACGCCCAAATTCATCAACATCAGAATTAGGGAGAGTGGATTCAACATTGTCGACCTCCATATCACATTGAACGTAGTCTGACATAGCCTTACGCTCCCTCTCAGGAGTGCAAGGTAGAAGAATCTTGCTAAAGATCAAAGTCAATTGTCTTATAGCATAGATTGCTTCAATGTCAGGCTCGGACAAAAGGACACCAGTACCAGAGTCAAACACAAGTTCCATGAAACCTCTCAGAAATGAGGGGAGACATGAGCCAGTCTTTCGAAAAGAAAGAAAGGCTTCGGGAACCACAAACCCTTGGTCAAGACAATACTGAAAGTCTTTTCCAAAGGTAGGAAGAGTTATCGTGAGAAACGATAAACCCTCGTGTTCGACTCGCCTATGGACAGTTTTAATGTCCATGGTGGTGCTCGTGCTACATCTACTTGCCAATTCATTGGCAAGTACATTCCAGAGTGACGTCAGGCTTTTCATAGCCCCTCCTAATAGAGGTGGTTATCCTTAGCCTGTCGCACTGAAGGGAGAACATCAACCTAGCTCCTCAGCTAGGCTGACCACTAAAGGTGGTCAAGGATGTTCAGGCCTATGAAAAGCCCACCGAGTGCAAGCATAACCAGCACGATCAGAACGATCGTGACAGTATGCTGGTTCCCGGCCGTTGAGTGGTGATAATCATAATCGCCTCTCAACATCTACCTCCTTTCTAAGGATTCCACTAATCCTTCAACAAATAGGATAATAGTGGAAATTATCACACTGATAACCCTATAAGGAACCTTCACGGTACCAAATAAGGAAATCCAGAGCAGTGGGAGCGTCAGCTCTCCCCGCCGAGGACCTTTTCAGTGAGCGAATACGTAGACGCTGAAAGAAGACCAACAAGGCCTTCGACCAGTTTCTTCGCTTCCGCAACGGAGTATCCATTGACAGGACGGTCAACGACGAGATAAACACTCATCGAGACCGACTGTTTTTTGGATTCTTCGTAGATATTGGTAGATAGCTTTTCAACGTCGATCCTCACAAGATGACGTTTCCTGTTCGAGTTTGATTCCGTCGTAGACAGAGTCAACTTGTTCAGGCCGTCAGAAGTCTCGTAGACCGAGTTAAAGTTCCCCGTGGAAACACGGGGAGCCGTAACTTCGGTCCCGGCGACTTCTTTGAATTTTTGTGGGTCGGTCAGTGCCATAGGCACACTCCTTTAGGTGTGGTGGTAGGTACCACCGGTTTCGTAGTATGAACAACTACTACAACAACCGGGTGATACCGATTGCTGCAGTTATGGCAAGTTGGGTAGGCGACAAACCCTCCCAACCAATACCAAACCCGAAGGGGTTAGCGGGGGCCCTAAACTTGGACACGAAACTGCGTCCAATTTTACTGGACCCTTCTGAAACATTCGTGTAAGTTCCAG